CCGCCAGCCCCTCCGGAAAAACTGAAATCGCCGCCCGATCCAACCCCCCCAGCCCCGCCCGATGCGCCGCCGCCGGTCGCCACAAGCGCATAGCTGGCAAATGACGCTGTAGAGCTTTCGCCTGCTCCTGAGCTAACGCCGCCAGCGCCGCCAGCGCCGACTGCGTAAGTTATTGCAGAAGCTGCAACTATTCGCGTTGCGGCACACCCGCCCCCGCCACCACCGCCTCCACCGCCCCCACCAATCACAGCCACCCGCATCAGCTTCGCGCCCTCTGGCGGAATCAGCACACCAGAGCCGGAGACGATGCGCGTATAGGTCGTGGCCTTCGGCTGGAAACCTGCAGATTTAGGCAGGCCCAGCGGATTCCCCAACGGATTCCCTAATGCTCGATCAGCCATATCAGTAATCCATCCAGTTCGCGGCGAACACAATGCCGGCGGCGAGCGCTACCTGGCTGCCGACGTAGAGCTTGTCGCCCGCAGCGAGGCGCAGCGGTGTGGCATCTGCGATGTTGCCGAACTTGGTTTCCGGGATTGCGGTAGTGGTCGCGACGGTGTGCGCGGCCAACAGCTCGGAGTCGACGAGCCGCTTGGTTGTGCCGCCGTCCTTGCTGACAAAGAGGACCAGTGACGAGGCGGTAACCGTGGCGCGGGGGATCGCCCACAGCGAAGTGACGACTGCGCCGTCTGCGCCTGCGGTCAGCAACTCGACCGTTCCGGTTGGGGCGTCGCTCGTCAGCGAGGCGACGGCTGCGGTAGCGACGGCGGTTGCGGTTTTCGGTTCTTGTGCGAAGGGAGCGGTAAAAGTCTTGGCCATGAAGATTCCTTAGAAGCTGAGGGCGGTTGCGTGGGATTGAGCGAGGGTCATGGCGCCAACGTCGGCAGCGGTCAGCGACACGACGCCTGTCTTACCGTTGACGCTTGTCACAGGGCCGTCAGCGATGGATTCGAGCGCGGCCGCCACGGCGGCGGCGTCCTGGGCTGCCTGCTGGGTATTGGCTGCGACCTGTAGCGTGTTGGCAGCCACCTCGTCTGCTCGCGTCACGACTGTTGCCGTGTTGCTGGCAACCGCTGCGGTATTGGTCGCCACCTGGGCGCGATCTGCCGCTACGGCGGCCTCGCTAGCTGCTGCTGCGGTAGCGCTGGCGTCTGCCGCCGTGGCGCGGCCGTCAACGAATGTCGCGCTGCTGTTGGTCTGCGTCACGAACTGCGGCAGGGCCGCTACGAAAGCATCCGATTTGGCGGTGAAATCGCTAGGCGCGTCGGCCCGCGTCGGCGCTGGCGGTAGCGGTGAAATAACGGGAACCGTCATTGGAAACTCCTTACTTCGAGCGTCATGTCACAGAGCGCGGGATTGGCTATCACGGTCGCCAGGCGCTCGAAGCGGCCGACGATGATGGTTGTGTCCATGCCGGCATCGCCGACGTAGAGGGATGGCACATCACGGAGCTTTTCCAGCGTTCGCATGGCGGTGCCGATCTGGTCTGTTGGGATGCGAAGGTCGAAGTCGACGGTTCGCCGAGAACCCCGAGGCGTTAGGGTGACGTTGCCGAAATCGTCCTCGTCGGTGCGGGTGTAGCTGACCAGCCCGAGGCCGGTGCCATAGACGGCCATACCGATTTCCAGTGCGCTACCCAAAACCAGGGTGCCTACCTGTGCCGTGCCGCCCGGAGCCGAGACGATGACTTGCACGTCCGCGTTTCCGTATGCGGGCAGATCGAACATGGCCACGTTGTCGCGACGCTCGAACGCAGCGAACCAGTAGTCGTACCAGCTAGAAGCGCCGGTCTCGGCCATCTGCACCGCTTTGTCGTAGACGACGCCCTCGCCCGGCGCTGTCATCACGACGCGAACAGAGGTGCCGCCGACGCCAACCAGGCCAATAGCGTTAACCACCTGCCCCGGCCGGATCGCTATGTCTATGGCCTCCGGGTTGGTCGTGAGCTTGCCGATCAACCATTTATTGCCGGCCCGCTTGTCGAACATCCGCCAGCGGTTGCAGGCGCCAAGGTCGATCCACTTGAGTGGCGTTGAGGTTTCCGTGCCGGGCTCTAGCGTGTTGCTGTCCGCCACGCTCTCGTAGACATGCAGGTTGTGCAGCACGGTTTGACCCGTGCTGTACGTGCCTGCCGCCCACACGGGCGCATCATCAAGCGCGACGTTGCTGCTCAGCAGCGTTGTTGGCGTCACTGACGCCGGGCGCACGACTCTCATGCGACCTCCTCTTGAGGGATGCCGATATCCTTGATTTGCTCAACGCCGTGAGCGGTCTTTTCGGTGTGCTTCGCGATGGAGTGCAGTGCGCCCCGGAGTCCGGCGACCTCGGCTCGCAGGGCGCGGACTTCGCTCGCCGTCTCGTTGCCGCCGCTGAGCATTGCTGCCGTCTGCGCGGCAGAGTAGATGCGGCTCGGGCCGGTTACCTCTAGCTCCGGGCCGCGCTCGCCGACCAGGCGCAAGCCGCCGCCGAACACGCCGCCCGAGGCGAAGCCGGGAATNCCCGACTTCTTCANGAACTCCGCNGCTGACGCNTTGCTCGCTGCCGACTCTGCCGCGTTGCCGACNGCNCCCTTNGCNATNGATGCCGCGATGTCCTGATAGCTCGCCGTGCCGGTCTGTAGTGCATTGGCCCAAAACGCTGCGCCCGCCTCGTCGCCTTTTGTCGACCGCCCGAGGACCGACTGGTAAATCGTGTCGATGATCGAGCGGTTGTTCTGCGGCGTGTTGGCCTGCGCTGCGCCCTTCGGCAGTCCGCCAAGTGCCGCGACCACGGCGGCATTCATCGCAGCCACGGCAGCGGCAACTCCCATCACGGAGTTGTCGATGCCGTTCAACGCGTCGAGCTGCGCCTGCGCATAGCTGAGCTGTGCGTCGAGCCCGGCCATGTCGGCTTCGTATTTCTGCTGAGCCAGGCCGAGCTGGTTCTGCACCGATTCCAGCAGGCGCTGTTCGGTGCTGAGCTGCTTGCCGTTGACCTTTTCCAGTTCGGCGATCAGGTTTGCGGTGCGCCCCTGCTCGCGCTGGAATTCTTCGAGCGAGCCGTACAGCGCCGTGTCCATCTCCGAGGCTACGTCGAGCGCGTCTTGCAGGCCGCTGAAGCCCGCGAGCGATTGCCCGGCGCGGGAGGCTGTCAGCGCGTTCTGCAGGGTGGCCGTGGCTTGCGCGCGCAGCATCCGCACGGCATCGTCGGACGTGCCGCGTAGCCGCTTGATGGCCGCTTCGAGCGAGTTACTGACGCCGGCAAGCGCCGAGACGCTGGCGGATGCCGTGGCGGCCATGTCGTTGAGCGAGCCGACGCGGGCGCTGTACGCCTGCTGAATCTGCTTTTGCTGGGCTGCAATCGAGCGTTGAACGGCAGCGAACGCATTGCTTGCCGCGCCGAGTAGCTGCTGCTCAACGATGCTGTAATACGTCGCTGCCTGCCCGGCGAGCCCCATCATCGTCGCGAACATCACGCGCCCGGCTTCGGTCGTGATGTCGATATCTTCGACCATCGCCCGGAATGCGGCGCGCGAGTTGGCCAGCGGAATCTCCGCATCGGCGAAGGTGCGGCGCACGGAGTCCAGGGTGTCGGCTGTGCGCTCAGTCTCGCTGAAAAACGCCGAGTAGTAGGTCTGCGAACTGGTCGCCAGCGCCTCAAGCCCGCCCGCGACGGCGGACAGATCCTCAGCCAATTTGCCGCCTGCGACCGATGCGTCGTACATGCCGACATTGAGGTAGCGGATAACCTCGTTGACGCCCTTGAGGTTGCCGACGAAGGCCTGCATGCCGGCTAGATCGAGGTCGAGGCCGGTGGCGAAGGCTTTGTTCAGCTCGGCGTTCATTGCCTCGGCCGCTTCGCCGAACCATTCAGAAATCGCCTTTTGGATTTCCTCGTCCGTTTTGCCCTTGGTGCTGATCTGCTTGCGCGCAATCTGCAGGCCGTCGAGTGTGCCTTCTTCGACGGACAAGCTCAGTTCGGCGAACAGGTCGGCCACGCCTGCTTGCGTGGCGTCGAAGGTCGCCTGGAGCGCGTCGAGGGTTTCGCCGTCCAGCGCACCAAATCGCGTGCGCTTTTTGTTGCTGGAGAACAGCCCGCCCTTCTTTTTTTGCGCCTCGTAGGATTGGCCGACGAACTCGCCGCCAACAGCGGATAGCGCAAGACCGCCGTCCTTGGTTACCCAATCGCCGCCGAAAACCTTGCTCCCCAGCGTCGAGCCCAGCAGGCCGCCGAGCGCCGCGCCGATGACTGTCCCGATGCCGGGTAGGATCGCGCTACCGAGCGCCGCCCCACCCTTGGCGCCGAAGAAGCCCCCCGCGCCGCCCGTCACCGCGCCCTTGAGGCCGCTGTTTTGGTAGCCCATGAACGCGCCGGCCGCACCGCTGAGCCAGGGTGCATAAGTGCCGACCTTGGCCGCAGTTGCCTGCGCGCCGTAGTTGACGATGTTGCCGCCCGCATCGAGCATGACGCCCGCGCCGCCCTGGACGCCGCCGAACATCCCGCCGATGCTGCTGGCCGCGCCGCTGGCGAGGCCGCCGTAATAGCTGCCGACGCCTTGCAGACCACCCATGATGCCGCCCGACTGGAAGCCCGCCAATGCGGCAGGGCCGACGCCGGTTAGTGCGCTGTATGCGGTCTGGCCGTATTGCAGCAACTGGCCGACACCCGAGCCGCCCGAGCCGCCCATCATGCTCACAGCCTGCCCGGCACCCCCGCCAATCCCCAGCGCCGCGCCGATCTGCATCACGATTGGCCGGGTGATGGCCATGTGGGCGAGTTCGGCGAGCATCTGGCGGAAGGCATTCGTCAGGCTGTCGCGGAACGACTCAAAACCCCGCCCGATGTTGCGCCAGGCATCCGCAAAGGCGCCGTCTACGCGCTCAAGGGCGGATTCGGTCCACTGCGCCCACTGCGATGCCTTGCGCTGGTTGTCCTGGTATTCCTTGCCCAGCAGATCCAGTGCGCGCTGATACTCGGCTGCGCGCTGGGGGTAACGCTTCATCGCGTCAGTGAGCAGCTTCTGCTCGTCAGCGTATTCGCGGGTCGCCTTGCTGATCGGGTCGAGACGGTCGAGGACCGATTGCACTTGGTCGTCGGTCTTTTTCAGTTGCTCGGCGAGCTTCTTTTCGGCCTGCTCCCGCTTCTTGACGGCGGGGTCGGCGTATTGCTCGTTGAGGTTCGCGATACCCAGCGCGAACTCGTCGGCGGTGATGCGGCCGGCTGCGTGGGCTTTGCGTAGATCGTCCTGCGCCTTAGCCAGGTCTTCGACGCGCTTACGCTCGGGCAGGGCGCGGGCGATGATGGCGTCGATGGTTTTCAGCTGGTCAGCGAGCGACTTTCCGTACTCGGCGCCAGCCTTTGCCGCCTCGACCTTGGCGTCTTTCTCTTGTGCGTACTTGAGCAGCGCCTGCTGCTGCACCTCGGTCAGCTTGCCCAGCTCGCCTTTCTCGATGGCGTAGCGGACCTTGGCAACCTCGGTGTTCACGCCCTGAAGCGCAGCGGACTCCTTCAGCTTGGCGAGGTACTTGTCGTATTCAGCATTCACCGCAGGGGCGGTGCTTTGAATCTGCCGGCCCTCTTCTTTCATCTGCTCGACGCGGCGGTTCTGGATTTCCAGAATCTCGGCGTTGAGCTTCTTGAGGCCCTGTTCGAAGTTGGCGCGCTCCTTGGAGGACAGCAGCGTGCGGCGCTCGGCCTGCTCGAAGCCCTGCTGTAGCCGGGCGCGCTCTGCGGTCAGCTCATTCAGGCGCTCAAGGTCTGTCAGTAGTTTTTGCAGGCTCTGCTTGTCGGTCGTCAGGTCGGCAGCCGTAAAGCGGAGGCCTTTGGCGAGCGCGTCGAGAAACTTGGAGAGGTAGAGCGAGCCGCCGAGCGCTTCGTCAATCTGCGAAATTGCTTGCCCGAAGTCATTGGTCAGAGCAGCAGACGCCTGCGCGACAGTGCGCGGCAGCTTTGCAAATTCGGTGTCTACGTCAATGGCGCGGCTTTGCAGTGCGCCCAGCACCTTGTCTGCTGTCAGTTCGCCGTCCAGCATGAGTTGGCGCAGTTCGCCGAACGGAACGCCGAGGCCGCGCGCGATTTCGCGAGCAAGCTCCGGCATCCCCTCGATTACGGAGTTGAATTCTTCGGCGCGCAGCACGCCGCCTGCCAAACCCTGCCCCAGCTGCCGCAGCGCGTTCGAGACTTCTTGCGCGGAGCTGCCGCCGATGGTGCCGATCTTCTGGAGCGTGTCGGTCAGGCGCACAACCTGGGCATCAGTGGCGCCCAGCTCGCTCAGCGTGCCGGTCAGCGACTCCCACAGCTTGACGGTATCGCCAAGGCTGGACCCGGTGTTGCGCGCCACTTCAGCCAGTCGCGAATAAGTGACGGCTGCCTCTGCGGTGCCGCCAGATAGCCGCTTGATGCGAGCCTCCAGCAGCGTGAACTCTTCGGCAAGCTGCCGAGCGCGTCGCAGACCCTCGATGGTGATTAGGCCGGCGAGCGCCGGAGCCAGCGAGCGAGCGGCAGCAGATACCTTGCCTGCACCCGAGTTCAGCCGGTCGAACGCCTTGTCGACCTGGCCAAGCTGCCGATCAATGCCCTTGGTTGCGCCTGCGACGGCGGAGTCCGCGCGCTTCATCTCCATGCGGAGCTGCTGGGTGGTCGCCTCCAGGCGGATCATCAACCCCTGAACGTCTTGGGCCATCACTTTTCTCCGGGCAATAAAAAACCCGCCGAAGCGGGTTTGTGGTGTCTTAGCAGAAGCTTACGTCTGCTTTTTCGCTGAAGCTGACCAGACCATCGCGCCGATCCAGCCGAGCAGCGTCCAGCCGAGGAACAGGTTCAGCAGCATGATTGACGCGGCGTTTTGATGGTCGCGCTTGTACGCAACCAGCCCCGGTAAAAAGTAAACGGCAACCAGCGCCGCCAGCATGAGGAATTCCATTGCCTGCCCTCTAATAGAAAGGACCGACTGTACCAAAACGCCAGCATAGAAGCCCAGCGCTAGGCTGGGCTCGGCTCGATCATCGCGGACTAGCTTGCGGCCTGCATCGCATAGCCGCCCCGCGCCCCGCCTTGACTATAGATGCTGTAAATCTCCTCGCGCCGCTCATCAAGGCAGCGGAAGCCGATGCCTGCGTCTCGGAAATGCTCAAGGAAGCAGAATAAGGGCTTGGAATCGGTCATCCGGGCAATCGCGTACAGCCCTACCTTGTCGGCCTGCTGCGCTGCGAAGTGATGATGGCTCATCAGCAGGTACAGCCCTTGAACGTCGCGCTGCGTCAGCTGCATGACACCCTTCTCACTTGCCTGAAGCCACTCGCCTTCCAAGGCATAAGCCGCGACGAAGTTGCAGGCATTCGCCAGCTCGCTCGCCGGAATCAACGCCGTCTTCTGCACATTGAACCGCGAGCGCAGCCGGCTTTTCATCGTGTGCTTGAAGCTGCGGCGAAGCCCGGCAGGAATGATGCCGCCCTTCTGGTCGATGACTCGATCAAGGACCAGTTCGCCGGTCGTGCCGATCACGTCGCCGACCAGGGTTGCCATCTTGTTGCCGGCGTCCTCGTATTGGCCGGTGCGACGGATGGACGGCAGCACCTCAGCGGTCAGCCACTTCTTGAAACGCTTCGCTTCCGCCTTCCGGCTGCGAAGGATCAGGGAGTAAAGGCCAGACTCATTGATGAGCACCGGCTTCCGCCCCGAACCCGAATACTGTTCGTGTTCGCGCTTCTCATCGTCGTCCAGGCCAATAAGCGCCTTGTTTGTGTCAGCGAGATCGAGCGCCGCACACACGTCCACCGCGAAGAACCACGGCTCGCCCGCTACTAGGAGCGTGCGGACTTGACGCGCCTCGAACTTGAAAAGGATGACATTGGATTTGCTTGTGTTAGAATCCGGCATGTGATTGATCTCCAAATTGATCGCGCTACCTGAAGCCCTGGCCTGCACGCCGGGGCTTCTTCGTTTTAGGCTACTGCCTGCCTGCTCTGCATTTCTCGCCATTTGAAACCATCCTCGATTAGCATCTCTGTCTCAGTGTTCATGCTGCGGCGATGCGCCTCAGCTTCTGCCTTCACCCGCTCCTTGTTCTGCGGCTGCAGCCTCAGCCCGAACGGGGTTATTTCTCTCTTTTTCATGACGAACCCCTTTATTGGCGACACGGTGTAACCATAACACGGTGTGTCTATGTGTCAACAAGAAAAGTGATTACAGTGTGTAGCCATGAAGAACGACGAACCCATGCGGAACATCAACCCGTTCGGCCTGCGTCTGCAGCCCGACCTTAAGGCTCGCCTGGAAGAGGCTGCAAAGCAGAACAAGCGGTCTCTGAACGCCGAGATCGCCGCTCGCCTTGAATCCAGCTTCGGCGACGCCCTTGATGCTCCGCCGAAACTGACCTTCCAGATCGACAAGAAGAAGCTCCTCGCCAGCAGTGAGTTTGCTAGCGCGTTGCATGACTCAGTGCACGACAAGGTATGGCGCGCTATCGACGAAGCCATCGACGAAGCGATCAACAACAGCAAAAAGAAGTAGCCCCTACTTCCCAGCAGCCCGCAGCACAGCTTTCATCTGGCCCGGCTTGCGTGCGCTGTCGTCTTCTTTCTTGCCGCCGCCAAAGGGATTGGTGGCCTGGACGAATTCGATCTTCGACTCGTAGGCCAGCAGCAGTTCGGGAAT